CCCAGCCATGATATTTGTCGCCTTTTGAACTACGTTAGTGGCAGACTCGATACCCTTCGCAACACCGATAGGAATCCATTTAGCTAAAGCAATCATGACTCGTGATGGAGAGTGAATACCTAGTTTGTTTCGTAGCCATTCTGGTAGTAATTCAGCAAGCTCCATAACCTTTGCTTTTACCTTGCCGAACCAGTTATTGATCCCTGTTACTAAACCAGCTACAATGTATTCTCCAATCTTCACTAGACTAATGTTTTCTAGGAATGATTTAGCAGCATTCCACCCATTTACAACAGCCGTTTTGACATTCTCCATTGCTGTTGAAACAGTGTTTTTAAATCCGTTCCATATCGTTTCAATCACGTTTTTTATACCATTCAGTATTGTAGAGACTGTATTTTTAATGCCTGTCCAAATGCTTTTGATAACGTTGGCAATAGCATTCAATACGGCTGAAATGAAATTTTTAATCCCATTCCAAACTGAACGAACAAGACCAGTGATGCTTGTAAACATATTATCTAAGAATGAAGCGATGCTACGCCAAATACTCATGAAAATTGATTTAATGCCCGAAAGAATGGAATCAAAGAATGACTTTATCCCTTTCCATATAGCCTTAATCGATGTTCCCATTCCAGTGAAAATAGTATCAACCGTATTTCTTATAGTAGCTAAAGTGTTTGTAAAGATACCTTTAATCGTTGTCCAAATTCCTTGTAGGAATGTCTTTGCAGTGGAGCCAAACGATTTGAGTGGCCCAAGTAATTTACCTACAAAGTAGAGGTTCACAACACCCCATACAGCTTGTAATGCTCCCACTAAGATTTGCTTAACGCCATCCCATACTCCCTTCCAATCTCCTTGGAACAAAGATGTGAACACCTTTACAATGCCTAGAATTATGTTGACGGCACCTTTAATAACATTCATTATTGCGTCCCACGTAGAGACAATTAAAGCTTTCACAACAGGCCATACAAACTTCATGATAGCTCCGATGACTGTCATGGCTGTTGTCACTACATCCCCAATAAACTTCCAAATTGTAGATGCAGTTGCCTTAATGCTTTCTTGGTTTTCATTCCAAAATGACGTTATCTGTGTCCAAACTGACATGACTGAATTTTTAATAGCTGTTACAGCCATGGATATTCCAGTTTTAATTACTTCCCAAGCAGCTTGAACTTGTGACCTGAATTTTTCGTTAGTTTGATATAAGCGTACTAAGATTGCAATAAAAGCTACTATTGCTATGATGACTAAACCTACAGGGCTTTTTATTAAACCCAATCCTTTTCCAAAGGTTTTAGCGAAGGATATGACTGTAGATCCAACTGCTGCCATATTTCCACTAAAATTAGTGAACAATCCTACAACACCCTTTAAAGCTTTTCCTACACCACCTGTAATGGCTGGACCTAACCCTTTAAAAAGCTCTCCGAAAGCAATGATATTAGGAACAACTGCAAGTAAAACTCCACCGATTGAAATAAAACTTGCTATTAGAACTCCTATCATTCTATTACTTTCCATTCCGCTGTTCATAAACTCTAAAATACTATTAACGATATTCATCAGCCCTGCACCAACTGGAGCCATACCGATGCCCAAGTTCACTAAAAAATTAGTAAGGTTACCGATTAGTTGCAATACACTAGGCGCTGTTTGCTGTACATAGGATAGGAATGTTTGGAATCCTTGATTTTGTGAAAGGCTAGCTGACCATTCCTTAAATCGCGCCATCATTGCTACAAGACCATCCATCATACCTGATGATGATCCAGCAAATGCACTAAAGAAATAAACTATGCCGGCTGTCGCATCTCTGAAGATTGCTCTAATCTTTGGCATATTTTCATTTACATAATCCATAAATGATTGGAATTTGGAACTACTTGAAAGGCCATTAGACCATTCAGCAAATCGTGCTGTCATTTCTTCAAAGCCTTTTGCTGTCGAGGCTGTCAAAGGGGCGAATGCTACTAACATACTTGCTAGCCCTTTAAATACGTTCCCCATTGATCTCGTTACTGTTTTCAGCATTGGGGCCCCTGTTTTGTTCAGGTAATCTAAGAACTCCTGAATAGGTGGTGTGCCAATGACTGTGTTCAGTTGTGTCATCAAACTAGATACTGCATGAGCACTTGATAAGAATAATGGTCTTAATTGCGTTAATAGAGTGTTTGTTATTTGCATGGCACTCGTAAAAGCATTTAAGACTGGCTTTTCTGTTTCTTTTACAAGCGATTGATACGTTTTCTTCATGTTGTCAAAAGAAGATTTGGCATTCATTTGAGCTGACGTTAATTTCGCATTTTCATCAAATAACTTTTTGATGGTTGGTATTGCAACTGCCGCAAATGCTCCAGCTGCTACACCAGCACTTGTAAACGCTCCAGCTAAAGCAAAGGTTGAACCTGCTATTGTACCGATCATTGGACCAAGGTTAGCAATAGCTACTCCAATATTCGCTATAAGTGGTGCAATCATCGGTAAAACAGCAATCAACGAACCGGTTAGGGTGTGTTGCATCAATTCACCAAAGGCGCGAATATCTGTAGCAATACGTTGTATCTTTCTTTGAAAGTTCTCTATTCGTGCCTCTATCTTAATGACGACCCTTTCTCGAACTAATGTAGCTATTCGCGCTCGAATTTCGGCCATACGACGGTTAAACTCGGATACATCTGCTCCAACATCTACGTTCACATCATTTGCAGTAGTACGTATCGTGTTTTGGACTTGTCGCATACGGGCCATAAATTCGGTGATACGTGCACCAATACGCGCTGTAAAGTTCCCGTTCATCTATTTCACCCCTTCTTATTAAAGTTTTCAGCCCATCGCTTCATCGCTTCTTGTGCTTTGGTATGTCGAGTAATATCAATCTTCTTCGACTCTTTCCACGCATTATCACCTTCAATAATTCGCTTACGAGCACTTCTGGCATCAAACAAGTCCTTCTCGATATTGAGTTTCTTTTTATTAGCAGCGATACGATGAAAGACAGCCATACGCGCCATGTTTTCTAAGTCGTCTACATCTCGGAGAAGAGCACCTTTTTTAAATGCTTTGTACTCATTAGGCGTCCAAGACATAATGAGATCTACATCGTAAATCTTCATGTGTTGTGCAACGTCTGTAAGTACTTCCAGCCATTCTAGTCCGTCGACTCGGTTGTTTCGCCCGATAGCTCCGCCTTCGCGTCCATTAGCATTTGAATGCCCTTCTCGTTCTCGGCTTTCTCCTCGTCTGATTTGCCCATTGTTTTGAATAGCTCTAAGTTCTTCCAAAACGTCTTCACACTTTTTTTGAAAAAACCCGATGCATTGATTTCTTGGAAAGCCTCTTTAAATAATTGATCTGTGTCTCCGTACTCATTGATACGATCCTCTAGAGCTGCTTCAATATCTGCGATACATGGACGAGTTTTTAAATGTGCTAAACCGCAATCCCAAAATGCTTTTAATGCATCTAAATCGAATTGTAGAAGCCCTGTATAGATACCATTAAAGCCACCAACTTCATTTCCACTCTCATCTGTTTGGTTGTAATTTTTATCTGCTAGATTTTTAAACGCAAAACCGAATTTCGCCTCTTGTTGTGTACCTGCTATTGTTAATGTAGCCATGTTATATAGCCCTCCTAATGTTGTGTTTTTAAGTAAAAGAAAAAAGCACTCGTAAAGAGTGCTCTGATTAAGAAGCTGTAACAGTTACAGCGACTGTCGTTGTTTTGCCACCACTTGCGGTTGTAATAGTAATTGTTGCTGAACCTTCGGCCACACCTGTGATTAATCCAGCAGGTGTCACTGTAGCGATTGCCACGTCACTAGAAACGAATGTTACGTTTTTATTAGTCGCCTCTGCTGGAAGTACAGTAACTGTTAACTGACGAGTGCTTCCGACTACTACAGATGTTGTTTGCGGAGTAACCGATACACTATCCACTGGAGCACCTTCTGTTTGTTCTTTGCCAAATTCACCTGACTTTTCACCTGGCATTTCAAAGCCATAGCGTGCGAACTCAATTACTTCAGTTGGCAATGGTGGTAGCTCCCCAGTTTGGGATTTACCGATAACTTGTAATGTTGCTGATACTTCTTGGAATCCATCACCAGGACTAGATTTCTCTACTGACTCAACTAACGTGTAGGCAAACACAGCATCATGTTTACCATTCGCATTAAGCTCTAGATCAACTTCCCATACCTTTAATTGCTTTTCGTTTCGGATAGCATTTAAGATAGCTTTCTGTCCTGGATCACTTTTATCACCATAAGCCGTAATTTCAAATGACTCACTCGATTGGCCGTATGCTAGGATACGCCCAAATTTCGTTTGTTCATCTACAAGTTCATTCTCCATAGAGTAAGAGTTTTCGGTTAAATTACCAATTAAAAATCCATCCTCACCAAGAGCAGCAGTTGCCAATTGTACGAGTAAGACCGTGTCTTTACCGTTTTGCATAAGTGTATTCCCTCCTAAAATAAAAACAGCCATTTAGGACTGTCAGATGTTTTGTACTTTATATTGAATTGTTAGAACGCCATGCTTTACACCGGGGCTATTATCGTCTATTACGCGAGATTCACGTCTTGTAACACTTAATACTTTCGCCCCTGGTATTGAGTAATTTCGAGTCATTAGAGCTTGCTGGCAAGCTGATAACATCTCATACGTTTTACGCTTACCACTGTAATCATCGTTATCCTTCCACCATGTGTGTATCGTAAAAGTAATAGTTTCGATATTACTTGTTTTGGTATCAAATGGGCTCGTGTAAGGCTCTGAGATTGTTACGTATGGATATGAGGTATTCTCATCGACTGCATCATAAACACCAAGATCATCTTCATCTTTTCGTGTAATGGATGTTAGTGCTTCACTAGCCATTAACTTTTGATAAATTACCGTCTGCAATTCAAAATAAGGCAAGGCATAGTAATTACTCATAAGCCTAATCGCCTCATTTCTCTCAAGAAATAATCCTTTCCTGCATCTACAGCTGGACCCCAAAATGGTTGTGCTTTGATACCACTACTAGTTACCCATCTGCCTAACTTTTCACTGTAGTATACCCATGGAATTTTCTTTGCTCGACTGCCCCCTGGTCCCTCTGCATATATGCCTGTACCAAATTCAACCCATATTGCATAATTAACCCCTACAGTAACTACAGCGTTATACTTTCCTACCATTTCCATCATGATAGAATCCTTCAGCCTACTGTCATCTACTGGAGCTAAAGCCTTAGCTTGTGCTTGAATAAGCCTCGCTGTCTCGTATACGATGTCCGACACTTTATCGAGTAAACCTTCTTCAAACCTTTGCGCTGCCCTTAGTAATCGACGTCCACTAAATGTAATCCTAGCCATTATTCAGTCACCAACTTTAACGCCACACGCATGATTTCGTGTTGACCACCTTGATCTTCGGGACGGCCAGCGAAAGCATAAATTTCATCCTCATACCGTAATCGCATGCTCGATGTTAAATCGGTTCTGTAGGGATAGTACATGTATCTTTGCAATGGATTGCCGAGTTGTTGAGCGTAATATTGCTCTTTGCTCGTTGGCGTATCTACAAAAGTTTCTAAGGTATCAACTAGCGCCCATTCAGTTTTAAATCCTCCTGCACCGTCTGATACCTTCTTCTTCTGTACTATTTCAACTTCATGAGGAAATTCATCGTAATGCATGGAATTTCACCTTTTTGTAAGGGCGTAAATATGTCCATATTGCTTTAGGAAACTCGTTATCATAGGAATATGAAACAGTCCCCATTACACGCCCTTTTAGACCTGTTGATTGTGTATTAAACTGAATGGCTTTAGCAATGAACAAACGAACGCCCTGTGGCATTTCTGACGGTTCCCACTTACCATTACAATGGTCTTTCGCTACATCAAATAAAATAGGAGCCATTGCACGATAAAATCCATCATGCTTAGCTCCTGTTACATTATTCATTTGCTTTAACTGATCTATTTCTTCTTGTGTTGGTTCCCACATAAGACCACCTACTTTTCTACTTCGTCGTCTGACTCAGATTTCTTGGTAGATACACGTTTAGGCTTTGTTGCTTCTACTTCCTCAAACTCATCAGTACGTAAAAGACGGGCACCGTGTTCATCAGTGACCGCCCATGAGATATCTGTTTTTAAGTTTTTAACTAACACGAATTACCCCTCCTTATTCTGGACGTTTAGCTGATAATACAGCTAGCGCTTCTGGACGTGTCACTTTGGCACCGTATAGATGTAGACCTTTTACTGCATCCGCAAAACGTTTTTCAGGGCGGTATCCTTCAACCTGTGCTGCTTGTTCAGCATACGTCCAAGCCATATTATGACCAGCGATAACTTTTGAGTTTGCTACAACACCAGAACCTGTGGCTACAGAAGGTGCATTGTTAGATTTCATTAATAAGAAGCCCGCTGCTCGACCTACAACCCCATTTAATAAACGCTCATCAGCCGGTAAAGAACCTGACCCAACGAAACGATCATCTTTTAACAATAAACCTTCAAACCAAGGTGGGAGAACAGCAAAACGACCTTGTGTGGGTACGTTTGATTCATCAAGTTTTGTTGAAAGATCCACTAAATATTCGTAAGCATTTTCCTTTGTCACTTCAATTGGTGCTGCATCTGTACCAATAGTGTTTGTAGCATGTACATAATGTGAGGCAATAAATTGGTCAGCAACATTGGATAGAGCATAGGCAGCCTCA